CCACTTTCGTATCCAGATTGATTATACTGAAAACCGGATCTAAACTGATACCATGTAAGTAAATGTCTAGCAGCATCATTAGCGTGACCTTTACCGGCTTTATGTATCTTGTCTTTCTTTAGTCTGTCGTCATTGAAAAAGGTAGCCTCATTATCCTTTAATGGGTTTTGTAGGACTAGCTCCATATTATTTAACTGGCAGTACAAATTACACACTCCTATAAGTTCTCTAGAAAAGAGTTCTAAACCCTTCCTAGCTCTGTTGCGAAATTCAAATCTTTCACTGATTATTACGTCTGGTTTGTTTTCTTCTAAAAAATCCCATAGACCTTTATGATCCCAACGTTCTTCTCCTGTTACAACATACATATGTCCGGCGTCAATTATACCTATAGCGTACCCCGTTGTCACGCCTGGGTCTAATGCAATTACTCTCATTTTGTCCTTAATAGTTTAGTGGGTAGAACGGATTGTAAGCCACGCTGACGGAGCATTCCGGTCCGACCCTGTAAGGTTATCTGTTTGCGAACGACCCACCCAGGATACCCCCCAGAGCTACGCATACGATACCTAACCCACGGCCCGAGACAGCCCAAAATCCCTTGTAGCTTTTGATACAAGACCGATCTTACTTATCGTGTTCTTTAAGTTTAGAAGGATTAGGGCCGTTCCATCGCGTAATGTGAATAACGAGTTTATCGTGTTCTTCTAGTTGACGAGTAACAGCATAATTAAGTGGCACACGTGCTTTTCCTTCTTCTAGAAGTTTATTGTCCACACTTAGAATTTCCCATGTAACTTGTTCATATAGTCGGTGCCTGTGATAGTTTAGCCTGTGTCCTTTCTTTAGCGTACAAGGGCCGGTAGGTGTTTGTACGCCACAAAGCTCAACGTCCTCAGTCATGGTGCAACATCTCTAATGATTATATTAACCAAGTTATCTGTCATGGGTGCTAGTAACATACTCGGTTTACTTTTCTTGTACCATTCTTCTATATCCCAATAACCAGTAATAGCTCTACCAGCTCCCATCCAATCGGCAACCATTTCTTTAACTAACTTAGGTGGTATTTCAAATGCTGATCTTGTACCATCTTCGTGCATTAAAACCCAATGAAGCCAATGATGAGGATTATTGTGTAGATGGTGCAACCACGCTTTCTGGAAGATTTCTTTAGTTTCTTCACGTAGTCTACCACTATAAAATGATTCAACATATGGTGTCCATTCGGCTCTACTGAATTTAGTATAATCGTGGATAATAAGCCGCCAAATTGGTGCACCTGTTTTTAAGCCAGCTAGAAAGACAAACCACTTGTGGCGTAACACGTAGTTGAGGTATTTAAGGTGTTTCTTCATTATCCTGTGGGTTATCACTTGATCCGCCGAACATACCACGAAAGTATGCTGCTGTTACTAAGTAAGCTTCCATCTTAGTAGCACCTTCGTCAATCGCACCTTTATATACATGATACGCCATTTGCCCAAAACCCTGCATAGCATTTACATCTTCTATCTTTTTGATCGGATCATTCTCAGGCAATTTAACCTCCACAGGCAGTGTATAATAACCACAACTCATCATATGACGACCAGTTACTTCTGCACCACAATGACATGATAGTGCGATTATCTATTTCTCCTTCTAGCCAATTTAGCTGCTTTATGGCGTTTCTTCCACGTAGTACCTCTACGTGCGTTTTGCTTACCCATTGGTTTAATAACTGGATCATTTATAGCACCTTGTTGGTCATAACCGAATGCAAACGTTTTGGGACCAGTCTTGACCCAACCGATAAGACTAGACTTACGCTTTTCTTTAACTGTAGGTTTTTTCATACCACAGACTCATATGTTTGTTTAAAAATATCTGGCTTACAGGGATAAAACTCTCCTTGAATACCTTTAATGATATAATCTCCTATACTAGCTAGTAGACTACCCTCTAATGTGGGAATATGTAGATAATACCCTTGTCCTCCATCTGTCCAAATAGCTGAGTGTTGTGTAAATAAGTCAATTTCATTTTTATTCGTTCCATTCCATCTAATTGCATCAATCTCAACAGGTAATTTTCTATATTTCATGCAGCTACCTTCTCCATTTCTAGTTCTTTCAATTCTCCCCAATTAGGTCCTACACTAATATCTGCCAAGAACGGTATGTCGTCTGTAGTCCAACCTAACTGTTTAATAGGCTGTTCTATCATAATATCGCGCATCAATTTTGCTGTATCATCCACATCCTTAATTGGTACATCGGCCACGATAGAATCGTGGACAGTAGCAACGACACGAACGCCATTATCCACAAGATCGCACAAAGCAGAAATAGTAAGCCAAGCAGCAATATTTTGAGGTAACGAACTAACAGCCTCTCTCTTAACGTCCCCGATGTTATCGTTAGTAATGAGGGTGAATCTCCGTTTGTGCCCAAATGGTGATTGAACAAATCCTTCTCGTAAAGCACGTTCCTGCGTTTCAAGTGTCCATTCCTTTAATTCGTAAAACTCATTCCACCAAGTATCTATATAAGCTTGTGCTTCACTCTTAGGCATGTGATACATTTGTGCGAAAGCATCCGCACCTTGTCCATAAGTCACACCGAAATTAATATTCTTAGCTTTCACATATTCCTCGTAGGTGTATCCTTCTCCGTAGAACGCTGCTGCGCGCTCCTTATGCAAACTTCTAGAACTATCCCTGTAAATACTGAGCAAAGAACTATCACCACTAAGTTTAGCGCAAGTGCGAAGTTCAGCTTGTGAATAATCTGCACTGATAATAACGCAATTAGGACTAGGGGTAAAAAGAGTACGGATTCCTGGTATTTCAGCGTAACCTTCGCGTGCAATATTTTGTAAGTTAGGATCAGATGAACTACTACGACCACTAACAGTCCCACCAATATTAAAACGACAATAAAGTTTCCCATCTCGTTGAGTCCTTAGGATTAGACCTTCAAGGTAATTGCCTCTCAGCTTTACTATCTTCGCATACTGTTCATGCTTATCAGCAAACTCTACTAACTTATTCCGTAAGCCAATTTTACATTCAAACCTGCCATCTTTAACTTCTTCGCGTACTTCCTTGCCCGTACTGTGTTGTAATTTTTTCCTGCCTATGTCACGGAGCTTATGCTTTAGTCCGAACTGTTGGTAATAGATAGGTTTAAGTTGTGCAGGGCTGTTTGGGTTTAAACCCTCATGCCCGGATATTTCTCGTAGTTGTTGCTTTAAATTGATCGTCGCCGGAATTGCCGCCCTATCTAAAATGTTAGCTGCTTCTTCAACATCATAATTAAAGCCATTAAGTTCTACGGTTGTGAATCGCTCGCTAGCGTACAGGAGGCGCTCATACAAAGTACGGACATTATCTTTATCTAGGCGCGGATCAAAGTAATTG